CCGGTAATAGTTACATCCGTTATGTCGGAAAGGGCTGGGCTAGAACCCCCCGAGGGTTTAGTTTCCAGCACCCAATCGTTACCGGACGGACGATAAACAAGAATGTCTCCGTCTGAGGGGGAAGAAACGGTTGCGTCTACGTCTGAAAGATCAGCCAATGCAGACGCTCCGCCCCCCGCTGCATCTATTGTTAAACTATTTGCACCATCATCATAAGTGAGCGTTACGTTTGTACCCCCGACTAGAAGAGTATTTACCTGGTCATCGACTGCTTCTCCAAAACCACTCACCTGGCTTGCTGTGATTGTAAGGGCACCCTCATGCTGAGTTACGTTGGATTGAGCAATACGAGAATCAGAAAACGTCCCGGAAGTTATGTCAGAAGTTGAGTGAGTGTGGCCAATAGCTGCATATGCCGAATCTGCACTCGACTCTGTAATGTACGGGCCAATATTGGAATTAAATACATTAAGGGCATCGGCACTAGCGGATGTAATAAACCCTTGAGTGTCGATCAATGACTGAGTTTCTGCACTAGTGTAATAAGCCGAATCTGCACTTGCTTGAGTGATATAGGAGGTGATGTTAGTATTGAATACATTAAAGGCGGCTGCTGAAGCTGAAGTTATAAACCCCTGCGATTGAGCCACATTCTTTGCAATAGTGGAGGCGGAAGTCAAGAAACTAAAAGTATCTAGCTCCTGAACAACCACATTAGGAGTTACAGTTATAAGGGATGCACTGACCACTTTTTACCTCCCGCGTTTATACGAATGGGGGACAACTTTGTACCCGGCCCGCTCCCGGTCCTCTTCAAAAGCGTTTCTTAGAGCCATGTCATAGTTTGCTTTAAGCTCAGACCTTTTCTGGATGTTTACGTCCCGCTTCATGCTAAGGTAGTACGCAAGACCAAACACCAGTGCGGGAAGGTAACGAGTGGAAACATCTACGTTTTCCCCTGCCGGATTATTAACCGTTTCAATTTTCTTGAGAATCCAGAGATTGATGGAATCCGTGCTGTTTTCCGGGGTAAGATACAAAAACATACTCACTGCATTTTTGTCCCGGTCAAGTGCAAATTGGGTGGGCAGACCCTCCTGGTCTTTAGTGGCAATCTTGTGATAAGAGAACAACGGGATACGCTCTATGGTGGTATCGGTGCCGTCACGGGTTACAACCGCACTCATAACATCAATTGTGTCACTCGGAAGTTGATACCCCGGCTCTCCGCCAACTGTTGAGAATTTCACGTTTTCCAGCTTGGCCAGGGGGTGGCCCTGGTTTTGGAGGTCAATGAGTAAAAGGTTGAGGGCGATACGAGCTTGCCGGGCATCTTCCCCGCTCGTAAGTTCTCCACCCACCAAGCTAAAAGCCTGCTCAGTGAGTTCTTCAATGTCTAGATTGAAAGTGGTAATACCGCTGCTGGCCACACGTTACTCCCTTTCGCTAATATAAAGGGTACCGTCTGTAGAATCTCTTATGACTGAAATGTGCGTTTTCGTAAGCTTTCCTGTTTCCGGGTCAAGAGTGCTAAGATCTAAACGCTCTCCTGAAGCAATAAAGTGTGAAGAGGAAGTGGCAGCCACGTTACTGTCCCCTTGCTCAAAGAAAGCATCCTCAGTTGAATAGATACTCACAACAGAAGAAGAAAGGGCGGTACTATTCGTAGCGGCGGTTGCAGATACACTTATGGTTTGGGAACCGCCATTGACCGTGCCGAGAACCGGAACTGATTCGCTTAGTCTATCTTGGGGGAGAAAAACACTCATTTATTCACCTGTAAGTTAATAGTGGAAACCTTACGTAATTATAGCACAAAAAAAGGCCGGGATCAAAGAATGAACCCGGCCCTCAGAGAGGAGAGAGGAGAGGTTTAGTTTGTTACGCCGGACCGTTGGTAGAAGAAGAACCAAACGCGCCACGAGGATCAGTCCAGCCGAAGGCGTAACGCTCACGGCCCTTGACTCGCAGGTTGCCCGTATCAAAATCACCTTCAGTAGCGAATGACAGAGGTTTACGAACAAACATCTTGGTACCGTTCGGGCAATCCGTACGGATGAACCACCCACCGCTGTCAGAGAAACGGTGATTGATGTGCATACCATTCGGGAAAAACCCACCCTGGTAAATGGCGTTTACTTCGTTTTGGTTCGTAGCGCCATTCGAGGTTGAGTTCGGGTTGACACCGATAGTTGTGGTCTTATCAGACTTCAGGATCTTGAAGGCCGTAAACTGAAGGTTAGTTGGGATGTGCAGAGACATCGGCTGACAGTTAATCAGGATACCGCGATCATCCACGAACTCGGAAATGGCAATGATTGCATTTTCCAGAGACGTTTCAGACAGATCCGAGTTGTCCGCGTTACTGAGCGTACCGCCATTAACGAGCGGGTGGTCATCACTGAACAGCGGTTGACCATCCCCACCGGGGCGAGAACTGTCAAAACCGAAGTTCCACACATCAGCAGCCTTTTGCTGCTTGGTGGAAGCCAGAGAGCGACCCAGAGCTTCAGATTGCAGACGACCGGTAGTACCGTACAACTCATCTTCCATCGCCTCTTCGGTAAGGGCGTAGGCAAGAGCGACAGTTTCCATGTCGTACCGACTCTTCCAAGCCTCTTCGGCATCGTCATAAGCAACCCCAGTACCTTCAGACTTGATCGGGGCCTCCCCGAAACCAGTCATCAGGACTTCTTCTTCAAAACTACGCCCAGACGTATGAATATCGAAGAGAGGCTCGTGCTCGTTGGTATATTGAGTGTAAGCCATACCCGCGACTTCGTACAAGCCGGGGATAAGCTGGTTAAGTAATTGAGAGCGACTAATAGCCATTGTTATTTCTCCTTAATGGTTACTGTTAAATGCTTGCAAAGCCCGGATTAGACAGCCGAACCTCCACAATGGTTTCTGAATCGCCAGCACCGGTACCCGCAATTTGAGGAAAACCGAGAACCTGAACCATACCGTCCCCGCCTGTGGCAGAAGCAGAAGTGTCTACTACCGCAGCAGAGCGACTAAGGACCGTATCCGCAGTACCGACGGTTACGTTGAACTTCTTACCGACTTCGTTAGTCGCAACAGAAGAGTCCGCTTTCATAATGTAAGTCAGGTCTTCATCGTCCACGACGTACGCAAGAGCGTCGGTCTGACCCTCGATCATACCGGCACTGGAAGTACCCGCAAGCCAAAGGTCCGCGTCCAGGGTTTGCTTACGAACACCGTCTACGTACCGAACACCGGCAAACACGCCCGTGGTCGGGTTGGAGTTGTCAGCCTGTTTTACGTACCCAGCAGAAACCCGAACCGGGTCGCCGTGAGCAAGAGTTTCGTTGTAACCGTTTTTAAGCAGGTAACGGGAGTTCCCACCGGAGAAATATGCGCCACTACGCTTCCGATAGGGAGTTAAACCTTTTTTCACTGTATCAACCATCTCAATGGGTCTCCTTTTTAAATGATGGTGGTTGCACTCTAGTGATAAAAGTCATTCCCCCTAGTTGAGAAGCCTTTATCACTCATCAATCCCGAAAGTGCGCGGCTGATTTGCCCCGGTACGTTTCGGAATAAGAACTGTTTTTAAGCTTATTTTGCCCCGCCTGACGACGAGCAGCCTCTGCCTGTTGTTCTCGGCGTTGACTATAATAAGCTTTTTTCGCCTTAAGTTTCGGAATCGGTTGCATCATAAGGACCAAATCTCCTTGAGTGATTACATCCGTCCCTGCAAACTCCAGATGTTCCGTTTGAGCAACCAATTGGTTTCTAAGCTCTTCAGGAATATAATCTGGACGGACAAACTCGCACCCCTCACTAGGGTGCTGTTTATATTTCAAATTCTTTACATCTGTACCGCCTTCAAGAGAGTAACGAACCCATTGAAGGACGTAGCCCTGCCCCATTTGCTTAAAGTGATCTCTTAGCTCCTGGGGGATTTTAGAACTACTCGGTGGAGTATACACCGCATCTTCCGCAGCGTGTTTTTGTTCAAATCTATCCATTTCTTGTTGCTGTTCTTCCATTTTTAAAGCCTTTCTCTGTTTTACGTCGATTTTGTTGAAACTTAGTAAGTGACCCAACCACTCCCTTGCTGCCTTCGTTTTTTGGCCTTGCGATATTGGTCCTCAGAGAGACCCAAGTGACTGGCCATTTTCTTTTCTTCAGCAGTGAGAGGAGGAAGAGAGTTACGGTTTCCAACGGGGGTACGCGACGATCCCGCAACGCCTGGATTACCGGCTTTTTTAGAAGAAGTGTTCGCTTCAGAGTTGGACGAGTTCTCTGGCGTAGTGTTTTCTTTTTCGTCCTCTTGAGTATATTCTACACTATTCTTCTTGGGGGATGCAAATAGCTCCGGCATCCGTTGCTTCATACGAGATTCGACTTCCTCATAGTACTCTTGAGTTGTGGGGTCAAACCCCTCACTATAAACCGCATTGCCCACAACATTTGCGTAATTTCTAGCCCCCTCATTGGTAAAAAACCAAGGGTTACGTTCCAAAAAGCTTTGAGCAGCTTCCGGCACCTGCTGGTTTTGAGTGGTGGTTTCCGGCTGTTGCTGCTGTTGAGTTTTTGTTTCATTTTGTAACCGCTCTTTCTGGGCTTCAGCAATCCGCTTGTTGATGCGAGCCTCTGCCATCTTTTCTTCCAGATCCTGTTCAGTCTCCAGATCTCCATCTTCACGCGCACGGGCACGTTCTTTTTTCAAATAGCGAAGCTGTTCATCGTAGCTGGTAAGTTGAGTGTCATAGTATTTTTGTTGCTGCTCAGTGG